ATCCCACGTCCGGATTCTTCGTCTCGTCGTTAAACACCACGAAGTCGCCCACTTTGAATGTGCGGCTGGTGTCCGGGTTGACGGTGCAAGCCACGGTGACCGGATCGGTGTTGCGGTCGATGGCGGCGTCGAGGCTGGCCCACAGATCGACGGTCAACTCGTCAACGTAGTACAGGCCCATCGCGACCTCGTGCGCGGAGACGATGTTCATGTTGCCCGCCGCGTCGGGCGCGATCTGAATATCATCGAGCGCGATGGTCCCGTAATCCCCAAGCGTCGGCGTGCCGGTGACGATGCCGGGAACCCCGGTGTCGTACATGATCTCCTCCGGCACGGGCGCGGGCACCACGTCGGCGGGCTTGGGACCGGTCACGAGGTTGTACATCGAGTCCGTGGTCGTGCGGCCCTGCACGTCGATGGAGAAGTCCTTGTTGAGCTTCCAGAAAACGACTCGAAACTCCCCGTACCCTCCCGGCATCTCGGCGTGGGTCATCGAGCAGACCATCCCCGGCTCCGTGTTGAGCGCGAGCACGGTGGTCTTGAAGCCGATCAACCGCGCCGCCTTCCATTCCGCTGCGCTGGTCCCGCCCAACTCCTCGCGCAGCCTCGTGCTGATGATCCGGGCGGCTTGGCTCTTGGTGGACGTGCCGGAGAGGTTGACGCTCGACTTCAGGTACATCGGACCCGCGCCGCCGATCTGGGTGGCGTGGTCGATGTCGTACACCGAGACGCTGTTGGTCACGAACGCGAAGTCCTGGTCCGCGAAGTTGGCCGTGAGGTGGTTGAATGACGGCTTGATCGGCCCGGTCTGGAGGCTGGCGAAGATGATATTGCCTTCGGTGAAAGGCTCGACCACGCTGCTGTTCTCGCGGATGCCGATCCGGAGCTTCCCGAACGCGAACGTGTAATAGCCGAGGCAGTTGATCAGGACCTCCTGAATCCAGTCCCGAAGCGGCTTCTCCTCCTGGATCGTGCCGCGGAACGCGAACTGCGTCTCGCTGCCCGCGCCGACCATTTTGGTAACGGAGTCGTTGCAGATCGCGGCGGCGTCGATCGCCGCCTGCACGTCGAACAGCGCCTCCGCTGCGTTGAGTTGCTGCACGGTGGCGTCCGCGCCCAACCGGAGGCCGCGCGCCCGGATGAGCATGTTGACCGCGATCCAGACGGGATTGGTGAGCGCCGGCCCGTACACGCGAGTGCCGGGACTCGTCCACACCCACCCGCGCATGCCCTGCAGGACGGTGGCGATCATCGCGTGGTCGCCAGGCTTGGAGAGTTGCAGGCCCTTCGAATCCGACCTCCGGATCACGACGAACGCCGTGCCCGCCGCGAAGTTGTCCTTGTAGGTCGAGTTGCCGGAATACACCTTCCGGACGTCGCCGCCCGTCTGGTTGCCCGACTGGTCGAGCGAAAAGAAGTCGGTCGCGCCAGCCGGATCGTCGCCCAGCACCGTCCGGAGGCCGTAGTTGTTGGCCGGGAACCCGTGGTGCGCCTGCCCGTCGAGCGTGTGGCCGACCAGCGTCTCGTCCTTGCCGTCGCCGTCCTTGTCCTCGTAGTGGGTGGTGGCGTACGCCACAACCGGGCCTTCGCCCACGATCCCCAACGCCTCATAGAAGTCGCTCTCGTCCCGCCCCGCCGCGATCTTGCAGTTGACCGGCATCTCCGTGTCGGTGTACACCTCCGGCAGCACTTGGTCGTAGATCGAATCCGCGACGATAGACGTGCTGGTGAGCGTGCTCCTGCCGTAGCCCCACACGCCGGTCGAGTTGTCCTTGATCCGGACGCCCTGTGGTTCGGCCATGACGCCGCCGTAGTACCGCTTCATCCCGTGCGCGAGACAGCCATTCGGCGTGTCGTACCCCTTGTCGCACCTCGATGCATCGGCGTCCGGAAAGTGGACGAGATCGAGCGCGCCGTTGCCCGTGTAGGGGCAGGCCTGCCCGTCGAACGCCTTCCAGCACGTGCGGGAGATCTTGCGCGTCGGGTACGGCAGGTTCAACTCGTACAGGCCGTCCGACGCCGTGACCTTGAACTCCGGGCCGAAGTCGAGCGACCAGTTGACGATATCGCCCTTCCACAGGTCGATCTTGATGCCGGTGCCGACGTGAAAAAGCGAGAACTCGATCGCCGCGCGGTACAGGTCCACGTCGTTGACGAGATCGCGCATCACGCGATCCGCGTTGCCGAAGACGAACGTGGCGTCGTCGGCCTCGTTGCCCATCCCCTGCGAGATGCCGTCGAAGTCGAGAAGCCGCGCCTGATAGAGTTGGCGGGCGTTCTCGTTGGCCTCCGGACCCACACGGCAGCGACGGTCGGACACATAGATGGCGGGATATCCAGCCTGAAGCGGTTGGATCTTGACCAGCGGGATGACCTGCTGAACCTGCGAGAGGAGCGCAGTGGCGAGAGCGCCAGACGGGAACCGGGTAACCGCGCTCGCGGTCTGGTACTTCGGTTCGGTGGCCGGGATCTCGATCAGGTTGACGCCGACCGAGCAGGCCCACTCCGCGACCATCTGCCACGAGAGCGGTTCGTTGGCGAACCGGCAGGTGTAAGCGGTGGTCCCGACGCCGTTGTCGTTGGGCGCGTTGTAAGTGAACGCGCCGTACGGCCCGTACTTGGACTCCCAAAAGTTCCGGAGCGCGAGCCTCTGGGTGTCGTTCATCCACGTGCGCCGAACGGTGAACCGCCGCGCGCCAGCCCCGAGCAGGAACCGCTGCTCGATCTTCGCGTTCCCCGACCCGAACAAATGGATCGCCACGTCCGGGTGGACGGCGCGTCCGTACGGGAAGTCGGGCGCGATGGGGAACGTGCCGGAGACGGCGATCTCCGGAACGTTGATGTTGCCGATCTGGTCAGCCATTGGGAAGAGCTACTTCGGGTCGTACTCGATGTGCAGGTGGTCCGTCTCGACCACCACGTCATAATCAACACCGAGGCACTGCTTGATGCGGTCCACGATCTGCTTCAGTTCGGCGGGGTGAGGGACGTTCTTCGTCCGGAGGTCGATGGCCGCGCCCTTGTAGTGAAGCGACCCCGCCATGTGCTGGCCTTCCACGCACGACGTGATCATGCATTCGAAGCCCGCCTTTTCGTACACGCGTTCCGCGGCAACCGCCGCCAGCAGGATCTCCGGGCGCATCCCCTCCACCTTTACGCCAGCCTTGATCGAGAGCATTAGCGATCCTCCACTTTGACCGTGATGGTCCGGTCGTCCGTCCTGCCGCCAGTGGTGACGATCCGGTTGGTGACGAGGTACGTGGTCCCGGCATCGCCGCCGCGCAGCCAGACCGTCGCACTCGTGGTGGTGTTCGTATCGGTCACCTTCTCGATGGCCGCGCCGTTCTCCAGCAGCCACTCGCTCGAGGAAATTTCATCGCCAGCCAGCCACCTCGACCAGTCCACTGAATAGTCGAGGACCGCATCCGGATCTTTCGTAAACGTCATGCGTCGATGCTCCTGTTCTCCCGTTGGGGATGGATCGTCCGGTCCTCTGCCGGGACCGCCAGGAGACGCGCCTCCGGCCGCACCAGTAGGTCCCGGTCCTCTGCCGCCGGCCGGTAGATCCGGGCCTCCGGACGCGCCCGCACGGTGCGGCTGGCGGGCGTCCCTACGCCGGAGAGCATCAGGCCAAGGACGCGCGACCAGCCTGTGGCCACGCCCGCCAAGACGTTTACGCAGGACGCGCCGCCCAGGACGGTGGACGTACCGGTCGCGGTGCCAGCCAGCGGGCCAACACGGGCCAACTGTGCGCGAACGACGGCCAATCCTGCCGCGACACCGTCCAGCCTCCGGAGAACCGCCAGTCCACCGTTGGCCGCGCCGGATGCCGCCGCGATCCCGGCCAGGGCGCGAGCTACCCGGAACGCGCCGGAGGTGACCGCCAGGCCGGTGCTGGAACCAGCCAGCGTGCGGATGGGGGCCAGCCCCGCCATGGCCGCGCCATGCCCGGAGGACGCGCCCGCCAATCGCCGGAGGACCGCCAGACGAGCGGTCCCGACGCCTTGACCGAAAGCGATGCCGGTGAGCGCGTGCATCGTCCTGCTCGTGCGGAACAGCAGGAGGAGGGACATGGGCTTACTTCTGGACGGCCATCTCGAACACCTCCGCGCCCGCCATGCGCTGGAGCAGGAGGAAGACGAGCTTCGTCGCGCCGTCCACGAACATCGCGGTCGCCATGCGCTGGCCAACCGCCGCCGTGCCCACCGGATAACGCAGGTAGAACGCAGGCGAGAGGGTCCTGTTCTTCACGTCGAACTTCAGGCACCGCTGAGTACCGCTCGCGTTGATGAACGCAAACCGCCCGCCGCCCGTGTAAGGATCGGGGGTCATGGTCGTGCCGGTCGTGAGCGTCGTGCCCGACCCGCCGTATACGATGGCAGCGGTCCATGCGCCGGTCGCACCGCCCGCGAGGTCGAACAGGTCCATCGTCGCCGTCGCGCCGCCACGGAAGACGTACACGTAACTGTGCCGCGCCTGCTTCGCGGTGTCCGGACGGAGGAAGAAGGACGGGCAGGCGATCGAGCCAGCAGCGTGCGCCGCCGAGCGCGCCGCGAACGTGGTCGTGTCCCAGGTGTTGCCGTTGATGTTGTACGTGTGCGTGTTACTGCTGGCCGATCCCCAGTACAGGATGCGGTCGCCGTTGTTCTCGATCACGAACTTCGCGTTCGCCGAGGGCGTCACCGTCCAAGCCGGGACTGTGTACACCGGAGACGCGCCCGCCGTGTGGGACGTGATGTTCCTACGCTGGCCCACGGCGGTCGGCGTTCCCGTGTCCTCCACGATGCGGATCTGGAAATTGCGGTATTCGTTGGCGAGGACGGCGGCGTCGGCGCCCGCCGCAGTGCCCGTGATGCTCGTCGCGCCCGAGGCGGTCGCCGTCAACTGGCCGAAGTACCCGTCGCCCGGGTTCGCGTCGTACGGCACGTACGACTCATCGAGGCCGAGGAAACTGGAGTCGGTGCTGATGGTCGCGGGCAGGTTGGTCGTCGCGAGGTTGCCGGAGAACGAGTTGGTGGCGATGTCGTAGTACTTCCACACCCCCGCCGCGAGCGTCCCCGCACTCATCAGGAACAATCGACCGGATAAGATCTCGTACCCGTCGCCATTGGCCGGAGTGAACGAAAGTGGGGAATCGAGATAGATAGTCGGCGTCGTGCCGCCCGTGTTGCCGATAACGTACCGCTCCTCGACCTTGCCCGACCCGCCCGCGCTATTCCCGATGATGCGGATTTTGAAGCCGTTCGAGTTGCCCTTGTTGGCGAGTTGGTTCGGACCAACGGCGGCGGGGAGGGCGGTGCTGAGAACCACGCTGGTCGTCGTGCCGCCCGCCGCGAGCGTGCCGCGCGGTCCCTGCGACGGCATCATCACCGCGCCTGCGCCCGCACCGAAAGTGCCCGCGAGAGCAGGCGATCCCAACTGGAACCAATCATCGTCCTCGACGTCGTACGCATAGAACAGAGTGGCGTTGACGAGCAGGTATACGTATGCACCACGGTCGCTGTTGTTGCGGAGGCCCGCCACCAACTGCGTTCCCGCCGCAGACACACCGGGCGCGTTGGCGATCGGGCGCCACTCGGGGAGATCGATGAGAGGCTTGAAAGCAAGAGTCGTAGGCATTTAGCTGATCCTCATCCGGACGGAGTTGTTCCAAAGGTTCCGATCCAACGGTTTCTGGAGCACGTCCCAGATCGGCGCGGTGCCCATCTGCGATTGGTTGGTCACTGTGCTGCACGTCGTAACAGTGGAGACGGTCGTGATCGTCGCCAGAGTGAGGCTAGCGGTGATCGCGTCCACCAAGACGCGCAGTCTGCCGGTGCCCGGGTCCTGCGAAATCGGGCGGGTGATCGCCTCCAGGATCGCGTACAGTGCGGCGCTGATATCGGAGAGCGAGACTTCCTGCGTACCGTCAGCTCGCACGCTGGCGTGGTTGGCCGATCCCTCCGCGCCGTCCGTGAGCTTCACACGCTGGAAGTGCCGCCCGCCCACATCGTCGGTGGCGATGGTTGCGCCAGCACCAGGCGTGATATCTACGTTGTCGGCCATCGCTTCAGTCCTCCTTCACGACGAGCGTGCCCGCCGCGAACTGGCCGTAGTCTCCGTTGAGCACCGTCTTGGGAGTCGTGAGCGCGTCCCAATAGAGCAGGTTGCCGTTGGCGACCGCATCGTACACGCCGAACGCCACCGCCTGCGACCAGTCCGCGAGCGCCGGCCCGAACTGGATGTTGTTCGTGTTGGCGACCTTCCGGACGTTCCCGGCGTCGGTCGCCGGAGCGCCGAACGTGATGGCTTGCCGCGCGTACCCGTTCCCGGCCAACTCCGTGCCCGCCGAATTGTCGTCGGCGGGCGCCACGGAGAACAGGCCGACGTACGGCGTTACTCCCGCGAGTGCGCTGCCGCGCAGGACGTTGAGCACGGCATCGGTGTGGGTCTGCGACTTACCAGGCATGAGCGTCTCTCCTATGCGAGTTCGATGAGTTCGATTTCCACGTCCGACCTGCCAGGCCCGACCGACTGGCTCCAATCGGAATTGAACCGGACGATGTATCTGCCGGTGACCGCCGCGCCAGTCGGGTCGTACGAAAACTTCGGACTCGTCTCGTACGGATCGTAAAAGTAGAACGGTTCGTGCGTGCCGTTTCGGGCGTCGTAGAAATCCCGAAGCGATGCCAACTGCGTCGGCGTAAGGCGCTTCGAGAGCGTCCATTTCTTGCGGCTGGTGCTCGCGAGCGCCGACCGTTGCGACTCGCCGTTCCGATACTCGTTCTCCACGATGGGATACGCCCGCGCGTGCGAGAACGCCCGACACAGGCTGTTGGGAAGCACCGTGGACGGCGCAGCATTTGCGACGGAGCCAGGCATTACGAGGTCACCAGTCCAGGACTCAGTTGCAGGCTGGTCAACTCCCGCCGGCCCGCGTTCGACTTGGACGCGCTCATGACCGCGCCCTGCACGACGCGCGGGTTGGTGGCGATGGCCTGCACCGCCTCGCCACGCAGGAGGCTCGTGGTCGCGGGACCGTCGAGTTGGATCACGACCGGTCCTGCGTTGGTCGCCACGCCCGATCCGATGGCATCGAGCGTCGGCAGGCCACCCAAGCCGGGGAGCGCCATCCCGTTGGAGTAACCGGGAGACTGGTAGAGCGACCCGCCCGACTGGACAATATCGAGCGGGTGGGCCGTGGCGGGCATCCCCTTGGTCTGCTGGCCGGTGCTGATCGCGTACAACTGGATCAGGTCGCGCACCTGCGCCGTCCGGATCGTCATGTCGATGTTGCCGCCGTAGGTCTGCTTGGCGATATCAACGATCTGCTGGAGCACCTTCTTGTCGGTGATCTCGATGCCGTACAGATCCTTGATCTTCTGCCGCGCCTTCTCCTGCGCGCCCTGCAGGAGCTTCGACCCG